ACTGAGACAGAGGCTAACATACTGTCTGAGATTACCGGCCTTGAGTCAGACTTTTTACAGTCAATGGGAGAGCTTGAGGGCGGTCTACGGGACACCTTTGGTGAAGGCTTTGAGAATGTGCAGGGTCAGCTTGAAGGCGTAGGTACGCAAATTGAAGGCGCTACACAGCGTATTGGCCAAGTAGAAGAAGGCTTAAGCGGTTTAGGTGAGCAGGTCGGAGAAGGTCTAGAAGGGCTTTTGCGGTTTGGTTTAGGATCTATGTTTGGACTTGGGCAACAACAGCAGCAGGTTGCACAGGAACAAATGCAACAAGCAGCAATGCTGGCAGCTAGACCAGAGATTGCCTCTTTTCGACCACAAGAGTTTGCAGGCTTAGGTTATGAAGCGTATCGAGATCCCGGTATGTTAACACAACAACAACCAACGGCTCAAGAAAACCTTGCCCAACTAATAGGAAGATTAGCATGACATACTTGAACCTAATGAACAATGTACTACGTCGGTTGCGTGAAGAAGAGACCACGTCAGTCACTAGCACAACTTATGTCAAAATGGTAAGTGACTTTATTAACGACGCTAAGAATATAGTAGAAGAATCAACTGACTGGTCTGCTTTGCGTGAAACCATTGTTATAACTACTACTGCTTCCGACAACACCTATTCACTAACGGGCTGTGGCGACAACGTAAAAGTCATGTCAGTTATCAACGACACACAAAATTGTTTTATGGAGTACCAAACTAAAGACTATTTTAACGACCAGCTGTACATTAGCAGTGCAGCAGAAGGCACACCAAAGTACTACACCTTTAACGGGTTAGACACTAACGGAGATACACAGGTTCTCGTAGGCCCAACACCAGACGGCGTATATAGTTTACGATTTGACGTAATTAAAAGACAGGCAGACTTGAGCGCTAACACAGACTCTTTGCTTGTTCCTGCCATGCCTGTAATCCATTACGCTGTAGCTTTGTTGGCTCGTGAGCGTGGTGAAACAGGCGGTACGTCAGTTGCTGAGTATTTCCAAATTGCTGACCAGTTTTTGTCTGACGCTATTGCTATAGACGCAGCAAAACACCCTGAAGAAATGGTATTTAGGACTATTTGATATGGCTCAACAACTGCAAAGTATCAATCTTGTAGCCCCAGCGTTCAAAGGTGTTAACACCGAAGACTCGCCGTTGGCTCAAGACCCGTCGTTTGCAGAGATTGCAGACAACGCCGTTATTGACAAACGTGGCCGTATTGCTGCACGTAAGGGTCATTCTGTTCTTACAACAAACAAAACACAACTAGGCACTGCTTCAATAAGGGCTATAAAAGAATTTAGGGACGACTCTGGAAACACTAAGATTTTTTCTGTTGGTAACAACAAGATACTAAGCGGAACAACTACGTTGGCTGATGAAACTCCCGGTAGCTATACAATAACTGCTGACAACTGGAAAATGGTAACCTTTAATGAAAAACTTTACTTTTTCCAAAGAGGTTTTGAACCGTTAGTGTATGACAACGCCAGTAACGCAGTAGCTACGCTTAGTTCTGTGTCTGGCGCTAATGGTATGACTAGCGCAAAGTATGGCAATGAAGTTTTAGCCGCGTTTGGTCGTCTTTGGACAGTAGACTTTAGCACAGACAAATCTACGATTTACTGGTCTGATTTGCTTCAGGGTCATATTTGGACTGGTGGGTCTAGCGGCAACATAGATATATCTACTGTTTGGCCTGATGGCTACGACGAGATAGTTGCTTTAGCGGCGCACAACGACAAGCTAATTATTTTTGGTAAGCACAGTATTGTTGTTTACACAGGAGCTACGTCACCCGCCAGTATGACACTGGAAGACACAATATCAGGTGTTGGCTGTGTTGATAGAGACACTGTGCAGTACACAGGCACAGACGTACTGTTTTTGTCGCACACAGGGGTTAAAAGCTTTGGCAGAACAATACAAGAAAAGTCAATGCCCATCAGCAGTTTGTCCGGTAACATTACAAAAGACATTATTGTTTCACTACAGAATGAAACAGAGTTTTTTAGGTCTGTGTACAGTCCTGAGGAGGGCTTCTACTTGCTAACCTTTACTGGACAGGACATAACGTACTGTTTTGATGTTAGAGGCACGTTAGAAAATGGGTCATACAGAACAACCCGGTGGCCTTCTACTGGCTTTACTGCATATACCAGACTGGAAAACGGTGACTTGCAAATAGGCACATCCAACGGAATTAGCAAGTACGAAGGCTTTAGAGATAACAACCTTGGTTATCGCTTTCGTTACTACAGCCCAAGTTTGACGTTTGGCGATACCTCTAGAATCAAGATTTTAAAGAAGTTGAAGCCCACATTGGTGGGTGCAAACAATGCAACAGTATTTATGAAGTGGGCGTATGACTTTGATACAACATACGCAACAACAGAATTTACTGTAGGTACTCAGATTACTGGGTTCTACGGTGAAAGTGAGTATACAACAGTAGAATTTACAGGTGGACAGCTAACAAATCAACGTAGCCTCAACACCACCGGATACGGAACAAGTGTACAGGTTGGCCTAGAGTCAGAAATTGACGGGTCACCTTTGTCGCTACAGGAGATTAACGTAATGGCTTTGATAGGTAAACTGTTATGATAAACCCAAATATGAACTCAATAATAGGAAGCCCTCCCAGTGTTTCTGGCCTGTCTGAACAACAAATAATAGATATGGTTATGTCAGCACAACCTAGTGGAACAGTGCCTGCTTCTGGTACTACACAAACCAACAACATTGCGGATACCCTAGGCGGTATACTAGGTGGCGTTGGTGGTTTCTTAGGCAGCACTGGCGGTCAACAGGCTTTAGGTACTGGCGCAGGCGCTCTACTTGCACAACAGGCGTACCAACGTCTGGGTGACGTAGGCGAAAGGGCTAGACGTGAGGCGTCTCAGATCGCGCGTCAGGGCCTAGAGCAGACAGAGTTTAAACCGTTCACTGTAACTACTGCTACTGGTGGTATGATGGGTGTCGGTCCTGAAGGCGGAACTACGATGACCGTGTCTCCAGAAGAAGCAGCACTACAGCAACAGCTTTTGGGCGGCGCTGGTCAGTTCTACGGCCAAGCCCAGCAACCTGTGGATGCCCGTGAGCAAGCTGTGTTTGAACGCATGAGAATGGCTATGCAGCCTGAAGAGGAGCGTCAGCGTTTAGCTTTGGAAGAGCGTTTATTGTCACAAGGTCGTCTTGGTACAAGCTCTGCTGCTTTTGGCGGTGCCACACCAGAGCAGTTAGCACTGGCTACAGCGCAAGAAGAAGCCCGTAATCGCGCTATGTTGACTGCAATGCAACAGGCGCAAGCAGAGCAAGCGCAACAAGCAGCCTTGGGTGGTCAGTTTTTAGCAGGTAGTTTTGTACCTCAAGCACAGTTGACTGCCGCAGCACAACCTGCTTTGACCACTGCTCAACTAGCCCAACGTGGACAGCTGTCAGGCGCTGGTATGTTCGGTGAGGCTGAAATGAGCGGTATCGAGGCCCTCCTGTCCTCAGGTATTGGTCAAGCTAACCTCATGGGTCAAATTGGTACAGGCTTGTTGCAGTCAGCGTTGCAGCCGACGTACGTAAGCGGCGCTGGCGGTGGAACAACTGGAGGAACCGGAGGCGGTGTCTTAGGCACTGGTAAGTCTATGTCTGAGTTCCTAGACGACGTAATAGGACTTGATCCGTCTGGTGGCGGCTTGTTCCGCATCTTCGGTTAATTGGAGGCTACAAATGGCTAAGTTTTCAACACAATTTTTACAGGGTCTTTTGCAGCCTTCGTATCAGCAAGGTTTGTTCACGACTGCACAACAACTTGGGGCTAGACCACGTAAGATAGCGCAGCAACGTATGTTGTCTGGTATGGACCCAAATACACCAGAGGGTTTAAGCCAGTTGGCGCAATTTTATCAATCTCAAGGAGACATGCAAAGCGCAATGAAGTTTGCTACTGCTTCAAGAGACATGATCGAAAGAAATGTTCAACAAGAGGCTTTGGCAAACCGGAAAGCACAAATCAAAACTCAAGCTGAAAACTTGGGTCTTGATAGTTTAGCAGCACAAGTTGAGAACATAACTGACACTAAAGAACTTGGTGACCTTGTAGGCACTATGATCGACTACCGCCTCAAGAACATGCCAACGCAAACACCAGCCCAGCGTAAGCAGTTAGCTAGGCAGCGTGGTATCAGTGACAAACTGTTTAATGAACTAGGGTTGGCTCAGGCCCCTGACCAAGTGTTTAACGATGTCCTCACAGGTCAACGTGGTGGCGACATTGAGTTCTTTTTGCAGGACGGTCAAGTAATGCCCTTCCGTACAGAAGGAGGGCAGGTGTACGACAGAGAAAACAACACGTGGGTCTCTGCTCAACAACTAGGTTTACGTAGAGCGCCACCTGAGGTTCAACGTATTGAAAACCTAAGCGGCACACTGGCTGAAAAAATTATGGGTGAAGGCGTCGGTCGTTTGTCAGACGGCCTTGATGCTGCAAACAAAGCTGTAACTAGTATTGAGTCTATTGACACGTCCCTTGAAAACCTTGACAACATGTTTACAGGCTACGGTGCTACGTTTAGAATGGACGTTGCTAGAGCAGTACGTGTAGCAGGGATTGACATATCAGAGGTAGACCAAATCGAAAACACGGAACAGTACGCTTCATTAGCAGGCGCACGTGTTGCTGACTACATTACCAACTTAGGTGCTGGTACAGGTTTGTCAGATGCAGACAGAGAGTTTGCACAAAAAGTAGTAGCAGGCGACATCGGAATGAGTCCTAAAACTATGCGTAGGCTGTTGAGTATTATTAGAAAGCAAAACGTACGAACCATTAAGCAGTACAACAGCTTAAGAGGGGCAGTAGATAATCAACTAGAGGGAAGCGAAAAAGCAGGCATGGCTTTTTACCCTCTAGTTGACATGCCTCCAGAAAGAGTAGAACCTGAGGTTGACGACACTGATTTGACTGCGGGGTCAACAGTAACAGTAGGCGGAGTAACATACGTAGTGGACCAATAATATGAAGACAGCAACTGATCCAACAACAGGTAAAAAAGTATACTGGGACGGACAACAGTGGTTGCCTCTTAAGACCGCCACTAATCCACAAACAGGAGCGCAGGTAGGTATTGTAGGGGGACAGACGTTTTCTTTGAGTACTCCTTCTACTACTCCTACTCTTCGTGGGTTTGAACCTGAGATGGCTGCACGAGAAACGCTCAGGCAGGAAATAGAAGAGTTTGGTCCAGAGGTGTCTCGTCGTTTTAAAAACGTCACAGGAGACGACCCAAGCCTTTTAGAGCAACTTTACAGAGCGCCAGAGTTGGCCCTCATTGGCGGCTCTCAAGCAGCTAGAGCAGGCGGTGCAACACTGTCTACCTATATTAGTTCTTGGATTCCTAATGCAGTTAAGGAAGGAGCAGAAGCAGTCTACGACAGGATCAAAGACACGGACACCTTCCGACTAGCGGCTCAAGCAGCTTCTCTAGGTGACGCAGGTTACCAAGCATTCAAAGAGCGTATGCCAGAAGCTGCAGAACGCTTTGAGTCGGCTGTGGACATTGGTTTGTTGTTTAGCCCTAGGCCCGACATACCTAGACTAAGCGCAGCTAAAACAGGCGCACAAAAAGAAGCCACAAAGCTCGTAAGAGAAAACAAGAAAAACGGTGTTACACTTCTGTTAGAACCAGTCACACCAGAGATGCGAGACGTGTTTGAAGAAAAAGGCGTCTTACGTACAAAGACGTGGGAACCTAGTGACTTTGACAACTTGGTTATTGACACAGTTACCGACATGAAGGGCGTAAAACCAAAGCGTTCGTACACTTACAACTACCGTCAAGTGCAGAAAGAAGTAGCAGGAGCTAAGGAAGCTACTGACAAAATGATTACGGCTCAAAACAAGGCCATTGACGCTGACAAGTTTCTGGAGGATATGCAAGGGGCTGTTAATGAAGTCCTAAAAGACGACATCGTTCGTATAGCAACAGGTGACATCCAAAAACAACTTACTGAATTGTCAGAGATTGTCCTTGAGTCTGTGAGGACCAGCGGTTCAGACCTTGTGGGCGTACTCGAAGTTCGACGTAGGTTTGATGACCTAATTAACAACTTTGATGGAACACCCAGTGCTAAGTCTATTGCTGCCAGAAAAATTCGTGGTGTACTCAACGACACACTTAAGGACAACACCCGTGGAGACCAGCTACATAACCTGTTGACTAAGCAGTTTCACGGTATCACAGCGATGGAAGATATGCTGCCTAAACGTAATGCAGAAGCCAGAGACGTATTTAGTCGTGCAGTACGTAACCTACAGGCTGTAGACCTTCTTCCTAATACCGTCCTAGCTCTTAGTGCAACGGGTGCTACAGCTTTAGGCTATACTGGTGGCGCTATACCTGCTTTAGGTGCTGGTACTCTAGGTGCCACAGCGTACCTTACGGTACAAACATTTAAAGCACGAAATAGAGCAAGGATTTATGCGTCCATGCTTTCTGCTATTGACAAAGCAATCCCTCTTACTAAAGGCACCGCCCTGAAAGAACTAGAGATGGATCGTTTACTTATTGTTGACCTTATTGACCAGACTCGTGAAGAGATTAAGGAAGAAGAGAGTGAGTGACTTTCAAAAAAAAAGAGAAGAGTACCTAGCGTTACGCAAAGGGGCTTCTAGGGCAGGCCCTAAAGCACGACAGTTTAGTGAACAAGCTGCTGGCTCTTTTTTTAATCCTGTTGTTGAAGACCCTTTCGGAAATGCCCCTGTTCGCGTAGAACGAATGAGGGGAGGCCCTAACACCTTTGGACCTGTAGAAACAACCACAGTTAACGCCATGGCTCCTCTCAACTTTGCTGCCGAAGAGTTGACTACTCCTGCTAACATTGTTGGCGGAGGTATGTTAACCAGAGGTCCTGCTTTAGCTGGCCGTACGTTAAACGCGGTCGTTGAAAACGTACCCACATACCTAGACCGTTTTTACCAAAGAAGTCCTTTAGGACAGGCGTATGTCTTTGGTAAAGAATCTTTAGGTGCTGTGCCTGATGCGGCTAGACAGATGTTAAGTCCCCAAGCCGCTGCAAACGCTAGAGTCAAGGGTACAGGCGCTCGTAGAATTAGGGAGTTTGAAGAAGCAGATCCCAACATAGCACAAGGCAATATACAAGCCAACGTGTACATGAGGGCGCAGCAAGAAAACAGGAGCGACTTTGGCGAAACTCTTTCAGACATTAGCCCCTTAAATCAAGTAGAAACAAGAATGACTACTACTTCTGACAAACCGTTAGAAATAAAAAGAGGCTTAACTTCGGATTTTGACATACCTAGTGAAATAGCTGACGACATGATAGAGACAGTGGTTCAGGCTCAAAATGTCACAGGCCGTAGTAAACCAACCACAGTTGTCGTTAGAAATCCAAGGGCAGGTTCTAGTACGATAGGGGAGCAGTCCGTAGGCCTCTCCGGTAAGACCTCTTCTTTGGCTTCTCGCATCATGTCAAACCAAACCAGAATTGACGACATGAAGGCTATCTACAAAACAGACGAACTAACCAAAGAGCAGTACAAAGAGATTCTTGAACTGTCAACCATGTTTAACACTCAAAACGTACCTAAGATTGCTCGCTTCTTGCCAGAGAATCTCAAAGGCACAAACGGTTATGACCTGTTCAAAAGCTATCTTTCTTACATGAAGAAGAGCCAAAGGGGTTTGTCTGGGGGCAAAAATCAAAAGCCTGTGTTTGAGGCAGTAGAAAAAGCAAAAACAACTAAGATGCCAAAGATGAAAGTACGTCCTGCTCAAGTTGAGGAGATACAGGACGGCGTACTTCGTCTTAAAACAGGATACATCTCAGAGGCACAAGAACTAGGTGGAGTAGGTCAAGTAGTGGTTGTCGATACTAAAAACAAAGACCTTTACGGGTTAGTACACGACGGTCACGATATGTTCGGTATTACACCTCCCGGTGGCAACTTCTTGTTGAACGTCGCTCCGATACAAAAGATAAAGATAGGTCAAGGCGGAGGTATAAAGACTAAAAAGAGAAAGACAGTAGAAGGTAAAACAGAAGAGAGAGCAGTACAAGAAATGGAAAGACGTACTGGAATCGAACGTCAACCTAGAGAAAGTCTACTGGCTTATCAACGTAGAGTCATGCGTGATTATCAAGCGCCTGTGACCGCAGAAGACAGAGCAACAGTTGCAAGAAACACAGCGGACACCGCCGCAGTAACCACTGGTGCAGGTATGCTTACTGGGAACCGGATTAGAGAAGAAGAGCGCTAGATACGCTCTAGCACCCACTTCAGGCCCATGATCTCACCTCGTATCTCGTTGTTGCGAGCAGCAGGTATGGACTTAGTTAACTTGCTTTCAAGAACCTTTATTCGGATCTCGATGTCACGTTTAATATTCATATTTACGCCTTGTTAAAAAGGGGGCCGAAGCCCCATAAGTTACAACTCACAGTTGTTGCCCGTGCAGGCTAACTGCTGAGACCCTTCTGTCATGTCGGAGTCTTCTGAGATTGTCCAGTCGATGGACTCAGGAAACTCCTTCTTCAGCTTCTCATAGGTCTCTAAGTCTATGGGTTCATAAGGGGCCTGTTGGTACGTATGTTCGGAATAAGGGAGGAACGATACTCCACTTATCTTGTCGAACTTGTTGTACAACCATTGGCCTACCTCAAGAAACTCATCATCACGGTAGTAGCATGTCATGGACGGCTTATGCTCACACCAGTAGTCCTGATAAATCTCCCATAGCTCAAGTTGTTCCATTGCACCCATCTCAGAGGCCACCACAGCCCCGTCAGGGGATTTTATAGGAAAGGAGAATACCTTGGTAGTGGGTGACATTACGTCGTCCTCTACAGGCACTCCTGCGGCCTCTAAGACCTGACACAGAGGGTCTCTTGAGTCTGCTCTTACTCGTCTAATGTACTGATCTGAGTATCTAGGATGGATACCAGAAGCAGAATCAACAAGCTGAGAAACAGTACCGGAAGGCTTAACAGCAGTAATAGCGGTAGACACATTAATACCAAGGCGTTTCGCCCATTCTGCATTAGCTTTAATCGCTTCTTCTTTGAGTTCAGTAAGCCAAGTCTTGAGTACACCTTTGTCTCTCCTTCCCGACAACGTCGGATGATCCATGATGCCTGTCAGTGAAACACCAAGCAGTGCTTCTTCTTCTGTGTTCTTCTGCCACACTTTTCGTAAGTAGCGGAAGTCAGTCAAGGTAGCCTGAAGAGACCCAAGGATAGCTGCAACACGTACTTTTCGTTTGAGGTCTGACAACGTATCGGACGCCCTGACAACAACTTCTGATAGATTACAGAACTGGTAAGGTCGGAGGATGATTTCGCTACATGGATTAGTTCCAAAATCATAGGTAGCATCTCGTCGCTCGTTCTTTGCAGCTTGTTTTTGACTTGCAACTCTAGAGAACATACCTCGTTCTCCGGAGCGGGACTCGTATAAACTTTTCCACTCATTTAGGAATGCCTCAAAGTCTGGCTTCTCTGTATAACACGCTGAATTGTTGGCTAGACCACGTTGAGGATTGTCTTGCCACCACTGGCCTGACTTGCATCGTCGGAGTCTATCGTCAGTGAGGTTAGACAAACTGATGAGAGCGCTTCTCCGTACCCCACCGACGACGACGATTTGTGCAATCTTACAGCAGATATCATGGCACTCAATGGAGCTAAGTTTTCGTCCAGTAGCTTCCCGAAAGACCTCAACGGTGAACTTAAACAGATCAACAAGAGGTTCTGGACCACTTGCTCTACCACCGAAGGTTTTAAGTGCGGCCCCTGCAGGTCGTACTCCAGATACGTCCCACTTTGGAAGTTGACCCGAATAGAGCAAGCTAATAAGTTCTCTGTAGGCTTTAGCCCAGCCAATTTTAGAGTCGGCGACGTGTATAACGGTATCGGTGTCATGAAATTCCTCCGCTACTTCAGGTAGCTTTGATACATATTGACGTTCAACACTGAAGCCTACGCCTGTACCGCACATCAGGACGTACATCATCTCGTCAAACGCTTTGGGGTGGTCGACGGGCATGTAGGAGCAGTTGAACCCAGCGACATTGTCACGGTCTAGCGCTTCCCCTGCAGTCATAAGTGCTCTCATAGAAGGCATTACGCTCATGTCGTGGATGTCTGCAAATATGCCATTGGCGTCTTCTAGAGTAAGTTTACCTTTCTCAACCCAGAAGTTTAGGTATCTGTCTATTGTTTCTTCCCAAGTCTCCCGTCGCTGTTCCTCTGGCAGGTAACGAGCGTACCGTGACTTGTGAATGTATTGTTGATATGCGTCCATTAATTTTCCTCTTCAAAATATCGTTTACAAAACACCTCTGTTACTTCCTCTTCTACACAAATCAAAGAACCGTACATAGGTATGCACCTTTCCCTTACAACCGTGTACGAATCGTATTCAGCACAGATCCTTGTGTCAGGCTCAGTAGCACACCCAGACAAAAGTAATAGCAGTAGTAGTCGTTTCACTCGTTCATCTCCTGAATAAGTCTGTGTACGTACCAACGACACTTGCGTAGGTCTTCTACAGGCTTGCCTTTGTAGTCATAGCGCCAGAGGTATTTCAATGCGTTGCCTTTAAGATAGCCTCTGAACTCGTGTTCAGGCATAGACGCTTTGATTGCTTCAATGGCTTCGATAGATCCTTTGTTGTAGTGGTCAGGCTGCTCCACAGGGTCTACCTGCTTCGGCTTCCTAATGGACAAGTTGTTCAATGCTCTAACTGTGTCCCACTCTTCAGGAGTCGCATCATCAATACTCATTCTCTTCCTCCTCTAGCTCTCGTTCAAACATGTCCAGTCTGTTGATTAGCTTGTCCTCAAACCTTTCCAGCAGTTGCTCTGAGGTTATCTGTAGGGCCTCTAGTAGGTCGTCTGGGTCAAAGGTTTTCAAGAGGCGTTCCTTAACTTCCTCTAGTGTTAGTGACATGGTCAATCAACTCCTGTAGTGTCTCTATAGTATACCATAAAATGTTCTCTTTGTCACACCATTCTGACATAGTCATTTTAGCCCCCTTGCGTATCCTTTTGTTGGGTTGCATAAGGACAAACACTAGCTCTTGTCCTGCTGGCAAACTATCTCTGATGCTGGTGTACTTTTTGGTGTCTCCGTCTCTGAAGTACCCTTTACACTCCACGAGAACACCAGAGGCGCTGTGAACAAAATCAGGACGATAACTGCGCTTAATAGAGTAGGGGACGGTGAATGGCTCATAGTCAAAACCTTTTAGTAGTTTAGAAACGTCTTCTTCAAACGTGCTACGAAAGCGTGATCTCTTGGACCTTTGGCTCATTGATAACCTCCGTTAAATATCTTGGACCTGAAGAATAGGCGAAGGCGCGAACGGTAGGCCAGCATACCTTTTTGTAGGAACAGTAGGAGCATCCGACGGCGAGTTTCTGGTTCCCACTCTTTCCATCGTCGATAGTGCCGTAGCATACGTCGGGCGGGGTTGGATGCTCCACTAGCTTTTTTACGTGGTCAATACGCTCCGATATATCATAGCTGATAAGGTCATAGACAGGGGCCTGAGTGTCGTCCTGATCGTACATAAGGTACGTCAGGTGTCCATTCTGCTTGTCCATAGCTAACCATCCAAATTTAGAAGCACCTTCTGAATATGCGTATCCTTTAATTTGAGCCACGTAGCCAAATGGGTCGTCATAAGCCAGTGTGCCGTCTTTGAATTTCCTAAACCCATAAGTCGAAACACTCTTAACGTCAGTAACAATACCGTTGATTTTACAGTCCATCGAACCTGTAATACCGTTAACTTCACACTTCTTCTGTTCATCCGTTACCTCATGACCTGCGGCCCTAGTTAGGAACAGTAGCATCTCCTCAATGAGGTGACCGTAAAGGAACTTCACATAAGTGTGACCCTGTATGTCGTCGGACTTCTCTACGTCATTGTAGACGTTCCAGAGATACCTGTCCTCGCGCCCAATGTTGGACATGCGTAGCTTACGGTTGTCGCTTCGCTTTTCACCAAACTCTTTACGCATGAGGTCCTTGACGTTCTCACCGAAGAGATCAATAGCAGACTCTAAGTCTACACCTTCTGCTACCTCTTTCGTCTCCATCAGTTTGTAGATGTCGTCTACCAATGTGTACACGCTCTTCATACGTTTACCTCAGTGAGTTTCTGCCCACGTTGTTCCAACTTTGTATTCTCCGTCAAGGGGACATCGGAGGTTGAACTCCACACCTGCCGCCTTGAGGCACTCCACTGCGAGCCAACCATACTTCTCTGCTTGGTCTGCAGCCACCTCCGATTGTACTTCGTCATGTATGTTACCTATGAATTTATAGTCAAGTTTCCACTGTCGTGCGTAGTCGTCCAAAGTGACCAAGGCTTGCTTCATCACGATAGCCCCTGCCGCCTGAAGTAGTGTGTTCAGTGCAGCATGTTCAGATCGAACTCTAAGTCTACGTCCATCAAGTCCTGTGAGATAGCCTCGCCCAGATGCTCTAGCAACGCGGTCTCGTAAACTTTCAAGAGAAGGTGTATTTGATAGAAATCGTCGTTTAAGATTTGCGCCGTCCTTTGCGCTTCCTCCAACGATGGTTCCAATTTTTGCGTCTCCTGCTCCGTAGAGGAAAGCGTAGATGAAAGTTTTAGCTTGAGGTCTTGTTTCCAGCCCCGCAGCCAGTTGATTTCTTGTGTGTATATCTTCGGTGAGGAGGACATTAGTAAACTCCTTATCGTCCATGTAGTGTGCCAGCATTCTGAGTTCCAACCCAGAAGCGTCGAAGCCAACCAAAGCCTTCCCTTCAGGTACAGTCCAGCAGGAGCGACACTCGTGCCCATAGGGGCTGTGGCTTGCTGGGACCTGAGCCATGTTGGGACTCTGGTGGGTCATGCGTCCAGTGACTGCACCGTTGCTAATGACACGGCCATGAACTCTCCCGTCGTCCTGCACATGCTCTAGCCATGAGTGGACCTGTGCGTATCTCTTTTGCAGCATCAAGTACTCACTAATGGACCTAGCCTCTGGCAGGTCGACGGTATCTAGTACAGCCTCGTCAACAATGGGATTCCCTTTCTCCGTAACTTTCTCGAAGACAACACCAAGCGTCGATAGCCGCCGCGCAATCTGTTGCCTAGAACCAACATTGAAAACCTCAACTCGATCCTTAAGGCGTTTGCCTGTCTTTTCAGACCACCTTTGATGTACGATAGGGGGGAACTTCTCCTGTAAAACTTCCTCAATTTCATTCATTCTCTCCTTAAATGTTGCTAAAAGGTCGTGTGCCAACTCTTGGTCCAAGACCCACCCATTGCGCTCCTGTTGTTGTACAGCGTACTGCACCTTGTGTTCCAAGTCGATGGACCTCTGGTCGAACCCTACCATGTCCCTGACTAACTGCTTATGTACGGCCTCTGTGACCTCTGTGTCACGCTCACAGTACTCAATCATAGCAGTAGATAAGCAGGACCAGTCGTCGTGGTCACCTTTTGGGAAGCCCAGAAGCTCACCCCAGACCTTCAGGGAGTGTCCACCGGCACGACTTGGGTCGTACAACCTAGATAGTACCAGAGTATCCACTATGCGCTCAGGGGCCACAGAAACGCCCCAGAGACGTTTTAGCACTGGGAGGTCGTAACCTATCAGGTTGTGGCCTACGACGCTCACAGAGCCTTCTAGAGCCTTACAGAGGGACTTTGAGTTCCTATGTACAGTGTTTACTCCGTTTTCCCGTGTCACAACACACCAGATGCGCGTAGGGTTAAGACCGTCGGCTTCCAAGTCAAGGTAAATCAAAAGTCACTCCCGATATGTGGATTAGGCACCTCCGTTAGTCTACCCGTGGAACGATCATAGGCCAGCCAACAGGCAGGTCCGGTTTCGCCGGTATACCTGTTCTTTAACACGCGGACTGTGGTTGTGTTACGTACGTCCTCGTTCTCGTGTTGCTGATCCCGTTCCATGCCGATGACAATGTCTGACAACTGAGCGATGGCCTGAGACCCCCTAAGTTCACCCAAGGATATCTGAGCACCGTCCTCATGAGCCTTGCCTTGGGATCTCCGGAGGTGTGACACGAGAAATAAACAAATCCCCGTCTCAGCCACTAAAGTCCGCAGCTTGGTCATTATTTCGTCAATGGCTTTTCGTTCGTCTCCCGACTCTTGAGAAGACACGACGATTGACAGGTGGTCCAGTATGACGTACCGGCAGTCAAGTGCTTTTGCCATGTAGCGAACACGGGCGAGCAGGTTATCTGCTGAAGTTGATCCCCAATGGTCAAATAGGTAGTAACGTCCTGTTCCCAGTGTGGTCTCCCAAAACGGTCGAAGTTCGTCCACAGGCGTGTCCTCTTCCAAGTGAAGGGGCCTGTTTGCCGCCACCGACATGATACCAAGCGTTGTTCGGGCCAGATCCTCCTCAAGCGCCAAGACTCCAATATTGCCTTCGCATCGGCGTAGAAGATCATACTCGATTTCTCTGATAAATTGGGACTTTCCCATACCACTGCCGCTAGTGATCGTAACGAGTTCATAGGGCCTGTGTCCTCTAGTTATGTGATTTAGTCCCTCCCATGGATAAGGTATTGACTTGACGTTTCTCTTTTCTACCAGTTTGTCCCATGTATCAGTACCAGCGACGATACCGTCGGGTCTGTAGACCTTCGCGTTCCACCAGTGTTGCGTAAAGTCCTTGACCCTGTTTGCCATAAGCATGTCACTGGCGTCCTTCAGCGGCAGCTTACAAATTTTCAGCTTGTCAGGGCTAAACAAGTCTTTCACCTGTTCAACTGCTTCGTCTCCTGCCTTGTCATTGTCAAAGCAGAGCACCACTGTGTCGTACCCTTCAAGCCACTCTAGCTGGGCCTTGATTTCCTTGACGGCGTTACTTGCGCCTGACCGAAGTGAAACCACGTCCCAGTTCTTACCTGACATCTCATAGACTGCTAGGGCATCCAATTCACCCTCAGTAATCGTAATGTAGGTGTTCCGATTGCACTGCTGTTGCCCGAAGAAGCCGACGTTACCTACGTCACCCATGGACATGAAGCCTTTGGTCTTGACCTCGCGTACCTTTGCCGCGCACAGGTCACCCGTAGACAGGTCGTAGTAGGGGTAGTAGTGCTTCTCTATTTCACCTGTGGAAGAGTACTCCACGGTGACCCCGTAGCGCCCACAGGTGTCCTGAGATATGCGCCGTTGGGGTATGCTTGAGACCACTCCCTTGAAATTCAGGGGCTTGGCCTTAGGTAATTCTGAGGTCATGCCTTGGTCTCCACCATGGACGTGATAGTCGCAACCAGCGCCAAAACAGTGTTGGCCCCCGTCGCTATAGATGGCGAGAGCGTCCGAAGAACCACACTCCGGACAACTCTCGTGTTTGAGGAACTTAGAAGTCTGCGGCATCAGCCGTAGTCATTTCTGCTTCTTCTAAGACTTTGACCGCCTCAAGATAGGTCGCTACGCCATGCACTGGGTGCGGCTGACCCAGCTTGTACTTCAGGCGGACTGTGGAGTTGTATGGAACTTCTCCGGTGTAGGGTGTACCTTCTGCGTCAAAGACCTTGATCTCGTACTTTGACTTGAACTTACGTTGCTTGTTGCCTTGGTAGTCCTTGATCTTGACACCGTTGGCTGCAAGCTCCGCAGCGTCGTCTTCTGACAATGTGATTGTCATGGAGTAGGCTCCAGTTGATTGACCATTGAACACGTCGTGTGCGGTCAAGTTGCTGAAGTTAACTACACCTTCTACTGTTGTTGCTGTCATGGAATAATCTCCGTTGGTTTTGGTTTTAGCTCTGGAATTTCCCAGAACATACTAATAGTATACACTATATAAAACTACCTGTCAAAAAAGAATCTATGATTTGTATGCAGGTGTACATGATGAACATCATAAACCCTATACCCCCAGCAGGATAGATCACGTAAGCCTTATACGGGTTGTCCCGTATCCATTGTTCTATCTGCTGTTCCGTCATCATATTATATTTACGTACTCCTCGTTAATGATTGTCTGTACATGGACGTACCCTTCGGGCCAGTATGTGTAGGACTCTGCGAGTGCCTTGGCTGTCCTACGGACTGACGCCTCGAAGTTCTCAAACAACCCTAGTTCGTCTTTACAGTACCAAAAGGGTATGCGTAGGACTGGCTCTGCTGGCCCGCGTTCCTCATAGTACACAATGATCTCTGCGTCGTTACCTATGGGTCCGTCGTTACCAAAG